AGGATGATAAGAAAAAGAATTCCAGAGCTGAAGTTCATCAAGTCTTTTAATGGGAACAGACTCCGGTTTAAAACCACGTTGAATAAAAGCCGAAATAGGGAGCCTATAGAAAACTGCGCCATTTTCCATAATAGCGTGAAAAAGTATACCACGTCCAGTAATACTTGATATACCAAATACAATACAGTCTTCAACTTCTCCATGATGTTTTTTACAATCATATAAATATTCTCTTTTTATTTGTGCGTACGTTGCTGGTATGTTTGCATTTAAGTAAGCCATAGTTATCCATAAATATCTCCCCAATTTTTTCCTGATTCATAATCTACTTTATTAGGGATCTTTAATTTAACAGCATTTTCCATAATCTCAACAATTTTTTTAGCTTGCTTATCAGATTCTACAGATATGTCTAATTCATCATGAATTTGTATGTGCGGTACAATGCCTTCTTTATATAAATCTAACATAGCTTTTTTTGTCATATCTGCGGCTGAACCTTGTATCAATTTGTTTAATGCTTTATATGTCCAACATCTTTTTATTCCAAAGTATTTTCCTTTTCCTCCGTTTTCTTTTGTCTTATCTGTTTTTTCTTTAGCTTTAGCTAAGGCTTCTGCTTTAGTCATGGGTGAGGACATTACACCAGGATTAAATTCATCTATCTCCCATTTATTAAATCTACATCTACGTCCTAACAAAGTTCCTATTGAACCTTTTTCTGCTGCACGTTTAGAAGTAGTATTCATTAAATCTTTTACAAAAGGAACACTATCATGATATTTATTAAACAATTGTTCAGCTTCTTCTTTTGTGCTTAGTCCTAGCTCTGCTTGTAACTTTGCCTTACCCATTCCATAAAACAATCCTAAATTAATTGTCTTAGCCTGAGTACGAGATATGTTAGCCATATCAGCAACAGTTTGGTGAAAGTCTACACTATCAGTGTTAAATTGTTCTATTATGTTTGAAACAGAATCATCAAAACAAATGGGTTCAGTTGTAGCTGCATAGTGTACTACTAATCTTGGTTCTTGTTGACTATAGTCAAAACAACCCCACTTATGGTTTTCTTCTGGTATAAATAAAGATCGTATCAATGGCCCTAGTTCTTTGTTTCTCGCTGGAATTTGTTGTAGATTTGGATTCCTATAACTAAATCTACCTGTTACAGTTCCACCTGAATCTGATCTTATTGGATTTATATCTGCATGTATTCTTCCTTTATGTGTAAACCTTAAAATAGAATCTATAAAAGTAGAGTGAGATTTATTTATTTCTCTTGCTTGTGCAATTTTTTTAACTGTTGGGTGAGTGTGTTTAGATAAAAAGTTTTTAGTAAAAGAAGGTGCTTTTGATTTTTGAGTTCTCTCGTAATTTAATCCTAGTTTATCAAAAACTTTAGCCACGCTTCTCGCTGCCATAAGCTGGACTTCGACACCCGTCTCATCTTTAATTTCTTTCATCAGCTTTTCTTCTCTTGCTATTAAACTATTTTTTAGATGATGTGCTTTTTCTACATCTACCCTTACTCCCTTAAATTTCATATCTATTAAACAAGGAAACAATTGAGTTTCTAAATCAAATACTTGATGTAGTTTTTGACTTCCTAATTCTTTTGATAACACTTCAAATAATTCTAAAGTAAGTTCTGCATCTTTCTCTGCATAAGATCCTACATACATTGCAGGTAGTTTATACATTTCTGATTTAGCATCTATTCCCCAAGAGTCTGCAGTTTCTCTTAGCACTGCTTCACTTTTAGTTTTACCTAAATAATCAAACGATACACTATTTAAACTATACCATAATCTATTCTCATCTATTAAAGATGCCATAACCATAGTATCTACAATAAAACCATTGATAGGTATTGCGTATGCTCTTAACCAACATACATCATACATTGCGTTATGAAATATTTTTGTTGCAGAATTAGAACAAACTTCTTTAACCCAATTTAAAACTTTTTGTTTTTCTAAATTACCTCCACCTTCGTGTGCTATGGGATAGTAACCTGACCAACTTTTAGTTGCTAAAGCTATACCCACAATTTCTCCTTCTCCAATAACTGAACCAGATCCTTTTGATTTTAAGTTTGGATCTTTTGTTTCTAAGTCAATCGCTATGTATTTTTCTTTACTTAAATCAGGAAAAGCATCTGGACAAATCCATTCTTTTTGAGCTTCAAACATTATGAGTAATCCCTTTCAAGTATCATTTCTAAGTAGTGTATTGCTTTTTCTATGTCCTGTTCTTTACCTTTCGCTGCGTGCCTGCATATGTATTTTATAGCTGATCCTTCTGCAAAAGGCAAACGGTTCTCGTTTATAAATTGACTTGGTTGAATCTTCATATCTTTGTAATGAGATCCTCCTACTTGTTTCTTGTACGCTGTCATTATATTGGGTCTCCTATATTATATTGATAGTCTGATGTTGGTTCCATAATGTATAAAGTTTCTTTTGCTCTCGTTACTCCTACAAAAAATATTCTGTGCTCCGTGTCAGGGTCTCTTCTCGCTGATTCGTATATTATATTTTCTATATCTGTATATAAAATTACATTATCGCACTCTTCTCCTTTTACTCCGTGTATGGTAGACAATTTTATTCTTGCATTCTTTGTTAAATCATCTCCTTCCTTTAATAAATTTTTAATGTAAGACTTACTTTCTTCTGGTATATGTAGTTGCTCCCAGCTTCCCGTCACTAGAAGACCGTGCTCAGATTGTAGTTTTTCTAAATTAACAGAGTTTACATTTGCTAGACTATTGCCGCTAGCAAAACCATGTTTTACATGTCCTTTGTTGTAGTTTAAATATTCATATATTTCTTTTGCTTCTTCTCCGCTAACAGTAGCTCCATTATTTAATCTAATCCAAATCCTATATGCTTGTAATAATTCTTTAGGTAATATATTATTTACTTTACTATCAAATCTAAAATTTAAAGAAGATAAATGTTCACCTATAGGTTCTAACATTTTATTAGTTCTAGTTAATATCATCCATTGCCCCTTGCTTAGATCTAAATCTTCTAGATAACAATTTTCAATAACCTTTCCTTCTTCGTCTCTAGGTTCCCATTGCTTCTCCATTCTGTTCTCTATGTTATTTAAGATGCTTATAGCTTTTTTATGTATTACTCTTGGAACTCTTCTAGATTTAGTTAGAGGATCTTTGTTGCCTTCTAAATTTATAAATATACTAGGATCAGCGCCTTGAAAAGTATATATAGTTTGGTCATCATCTCCTGCAATATAAGATCGCTTACAATTTTTCTCAATGTAAAAAAACATATCCCATTGCAAAGGACTTAAATCTTGTGCTTCGTCTAAGAATACTACCTGCAAGTTTGGACATTTATCTTTCTCAATAAATTTTGTAATCATATCACAATACTCAACCATACCTGTATTCTCTTTATATAATTTTAAGTCTTGATAGATTTGATCTGTTAACCAAAGGTCTACATATTGATGTAGATCTAATTCAACAGCTGCATCCTGAATAGATATTTTTTTAGATCTTGAGTAATCAATAATTTTCATGTTATTATTTTGATATTGAGGAATACCACTAGGACCTACTCTTGTTTCAAAAGACATATCTCTACATATTTGAGAAAAGTTTTTAAAGTTTTTCCATTTCTTTCCTTTTAATAAATCTTTATTGGTATCTATTTTTAGTTCTCTACTACCCATAGAATGCATTGTAGATACATATTCAAAATTTAATTTAGGAAATTTATCTTCTATTCTTTTTTCAGCTTCAACTGTTGCAGCTTTACTAAATGTTATGTAAGCTATTTCGCTAGGATCTACACCATTTTTTATCTCTTGTTCTAGATACTTATTTATTAGTTTATAAGTTTTACCTGTTCCTGGTGGTCCTGGAATTATTGTTCTCATGCAAAAGGTACATCTTTCATATTAGTCTTTCTTAAATTTGGTTTGTCTAGTTTAATTGTTTTCATTTCAATTATTCTTGTGTTCTTACCTTCTATACTTTTTGTATTTTCTTTTGCATCAAATAAAGATTCTAGTAGTCTCAATGTTTTTTGTTTAGGATATGTTTTATCTGGCCAAGACTTAGATCTTTGTAGGTATCTCCAAAAATCTTTGAACTTAAAGAAACTTTCTTTCTCATCGGAATAAGGTAAACCTCTTTTTATGTCCTTCATTTCTTTACCTGGAGCTTTGTTAATAAAGTCTGCTAATAATTCTTTTACTTGAACATCTATTTTAGAAGACTCTGGTGCTGGTACTTCACCTAAATTTTTAAATAGATGAATTAACATTTTTCTCCATATAATTTTTCCCACAGGAAGCATTGGCCTGCCTAATTGATTCATGGAAGCTACAGAAAACTTTTCAGAATCATGTAATGTAACATCATCTACTTCAACACTTTCTCCATCAATGGTTACAAAATATATAGGAGGGTCTGAATCATATTTTCTTATCTCTGTTATAGTAGGACTAGGTGCTCCATCTCCTACTCCAAATTCTTGTGTTACACATAGTTTAGCATTACAAAAAGATTGGATAGGTTCATCTTTACATTTATATTGGTATTCTTTTCTTTCTAATGATTTAATTAAAATTTCTATTTCTTTTCTTTCTAAAGGTGGAGTACAATATTTTTTATTGTAGTCATACATCTTTAGATCCCAATCAGAAGAATGTCTTTTCTTAAGGTATACACCAAAATTATACATAGCATTGTTTCTTTGTCCATTTGGAATACCTTCTTTAGATATTGCAATTAAACAAGGAGGTGCTCCTTTTAAGGGATTGTTATCGTCTTCAAGTTTTTCTTTTTCTTTTGTTTTCTTTACGTTAGCTAATTCCTTTTCTGACAATGAGTATTTCTCATACATATCAAAGAACTGATTTAAAGTTAAACAGTTTCCTTCATCATCAAAAGCATATCTAATTGTTTTATCTCCTCCGTGATAAGGTAAGTTTAAAAAACTTCCTGTGTCTCCTCTGTCTGCTCGTATATAATCTTGTTTAGGAAATATTTCTGCTTTGGCATAGCCAAGTTCTGCAGCAATCTTTTTTAATCTAACTCTCATTAAACTTGCAGGAACAAAATCTTTAGTAAATAAAAAAGCATGAGCACCACCTGACTTAGATCTAAATAAAATCATAGGTATGTTCTTACTTCTTATTTTTTTAATAAAACTTTTATGGTCAAAAGGATAAGTATCAATATCTATACATCCCCATTTACATCTATTATCTTCTCTAATAGGTACAATACCTAAAGCAGGATCTTCTCCGTTAAGATGTCCTTGCCATAGTTTATCTGTTGGTGGATTTTTTATAGTAAAGGATTTAGTCTGATGTTTTCCAGTTTCTGAAAAGTCATCAGTCTTTTTAGTTTGTCCATATGCTATCTCCAAACCAGAGAATATTTGTTTAAATCTTTCTAACATTTGTCCCATTTATTTTTATGAGAGGCTTCAGTCTCCCAAAGCCTCCCCATGCATGATCCAGATTACTGTTTATCTTTAGATAAACTTTGATAGAACTGCTTAGCTCTCTCATATAGACTGCTGTTACTCACAGGGCCTACTTTCTGAATATTGTATCCGTACCATTGATTTCCTTTACCGGAATTCAATACTGTACTTAACTTATAAATGTGACTGAAAGACGACGGCGTATAAGGCCCGTCTTTACCATCCATAGTGATAGACATCATCATGGAATTCCATTTTCTACTTATTTTACCTTGAGATGAACTCATAGATATTAAAGCAGTTTCAGTGGATCCGTCTTCACCTGCAACTACTACAAAGTGTTGACCAACTGTAAGAATGTAATTTCCATTCTCAAGTCTATCTTTACCCATACCGTCTTTAGTTGTTTTGTCCAGAATATCAGAACCATCTGCATATATGTTCTCTGGTCTACCTGAACCAGTTCCAAAATCAGACCACTCTTGATATTCTAACTTATAATGGCAAGGAATAACACTTACTCCTTTTGCTCCATCATACAATTTTTTAGTAACTGTATTTAAAAGCATGCCTGGTTCAGAACCTTCTACGTAATTTTGATTACGTTTCTGTGCTTCTCCAGAACCATTTTGTAAAAGTTTTAAGATTGGTAAAGCCAAACTTGTTGACTTAACGTTCTCAAAACCTGAAGATGAATCTTCTTCGAACAGGATTGTTGAAGGAAGTTTTTCACCTTTACTGTTTTCTCGTTTCTCGTTTATTGTATCGCTCATCTATTTTCTCCTTGTTATTTTTGTTTGGTTACCTACAAACGTTTTAAAGTATTCTTCGGGCATTACTTTTTTGTTTTCAGCAATGTCTCTGAATACAGCTTTGAGAGTCTGGGCATGTACACCTATTTTTTGAATAGGTTCATACCCACGACCTCTCGCAAGGTTGGCGTAATCGCTCGCCTTGTTGTCTTCGCCACGACCAAAGGTAACTGTGACATCGTTTTTAATGATATCACCATGGCCATTTTCTCGAAGCCAGTTAAACGCCTCTTCCGTTCTATCGGACATAATTGAGGCACTGTAAAATGGTTTTACTTCTACTGCAGAACCATCTTTTAATTTTAATTTTGATATGTGCATTTCTTCCATAAGCGTAGGTATTTCTACACCAGAAAGCTGCCTTGCTGTTTCTTTAAGTTTACTAACACTACGTTCAGCATTCTCTATTTCATCTTCAAGATTTTTTAAATCAATTACCTTATCAGATAATTTTTTACTGCTATCTATTTGCGTAACTGAATCAACTTGATCTTGTTCAAAGTTTATCTTGCTCATTTATTTCTCCTCTTTCATATAAGTTTATCTTTATTGGATAGTATCTTCTTTCTTGTTTGTCCCACTTTAATAAATTGTATTTTCCAGTTGTTATGTCGGATACAATAGAACATGCAACACCTATTATA